GCCGGCACGGCCGCGCGCCTGATGCTGATGCCGGGGCAACTGTACTCGCGGCCGGAACTGGCCCCGACCTACCAGACGATCTACGTCATGGCGCGCACCAACGCCCGCATCCGCGCCGAAGCCGGCTTCGGCATGGGCAGCAACCGCGTGCGCCCGCGCACCTTCATGTGAGGCCCGCATGCCGACCATGACCGCCGCCGAACTGATCGACCGCGCCGCCCTGGCCCTGCAGGACACCGGCAACGTGCGCTGGAAGCGCCCGGAATTGCTGGACCACCTGAATGCCGGCCAGCGCGAAACCGTCATTCGCAAGCCGACCGCCTATGCGCGCCTTAGCACGGCCACGCTGGTGGCCGGCACCGTGCAGACCTTGCCGACCACGGACGGCACGGGCGCGGTAGACCCGATCCAGCTGATCGACGTGCTGCGCAACGCCTGCGGGCGCGCTGTGCGCGTCATTGAGCGCGACCTGATGGACCTGCACAACGCGGACTGGCACAGCACGCCGCAAGGCAAGCTGGTGCAGCACTACATGGTCAACGTCATGGACCCGAAACGCTTTCTGGTCTACCCGCCCAACGACGGGACCGGATGCCTGGAAGTCGTCTACAGCGCTACCCCTCCCGCGCTGACTACCGAGGCCGCCGTGATCGCGCTGGACGATATCTACCAGGACGCGCTGCTCGACTACATGCTGTACCGCGCGTTCTCCAAGGACGCGGAGTACGCCGCCGACCCGGCGCGCGCAGCGCAGCGCTACGCCGCCTTCGTCTCTTCGCTCGATGGCAAGTCGCTGCACGAACGCGCCGAATCGCCGGTGCTGACCCGCCGCTAAGACGCGCATGGCCGACCTGTCGATCACGCTGGGCGCGGCGATCCTGTCCGCCGGCGGCGCCGTGCGCGTCGGCGCGCACCTGGTCAAGGCAAACGGCGCACTGACGCTCGGTGCCGACGCCAGCATCCATGCCGGCGTGGTGATGGCAAGCCCGCTGGCCGCCTGCACCCTGGCCGCCGCCGGCAAACGCCGGACCGGCGCAAGCGCCGTGCTGGCCCTCGCTCCCCTGCATGTGGGGGGCGCCGGCAAGGTGGCCGCGCAGGTGGAGGGCGCGCTGCCGATCGCCCCGCTCTTGCTGGTCGCCACCGCTAGTGCCTCCGGCGGCGCGCGCCTGGCGCTGCGCCTGGGCGCGCTCAGGACCGGCACCAGCCTTGCCGCCGACCCGGCCGGCGCCGTGCAAACGATGCGGCGCCCGCCGGTAACGCGCGTGATGCGCAAGTAAGCCCCCATTCTTTTCCCCACCTGAAGGATTGACCATGTCACTGCAACTGTCTGTCGCGGTACGCAACGCGCGCCTGGACGCGATCGAAACCACCACCGGGGCCTCGGCCCGCCTGCGCCTCTTGAGCGGCGCCGCTCCCGCTGACTGCGCCACCGCCCAGAGCGGCACGCTGATCTGCGAGATCGCGCTGCCCGCCGACTGGCTGGCCAACGGCAGCGGCGGTGCCAAGAGCATGAGCGGCTCGTGGACCGGTAGCGGCGCCGCCGCCGGCACCGTGGGCTACTTCCGCGTGGTCGACGCCGCCGGCACCACCTGCCACCTGCAGGGGACCGTGACGGCCACGGGCGGTGGCGGCGACATGACGCTCGACAACACCTCGGTCGCGCTGAGCCAGGCCGTGACCGTCAACACCTTCACCCTCACCGACGCCAACGCATAAAGGAGCCATGATGAGCTACGCCACTATCTACGCCGCTGCAAACGATCCCCTGTTCCAGGGCCGCTGCCAGGTCGCCATGTGGAAGGCGGCCCAGGACATTACCGCCGAACCGCCGGCCACCCTTGACCACGCCGGGCGCATGGACTGGTGCAACCGCGTGCTGCAGGACCGCACCAACATCACGCCGCGCCAGCTGGCCGTGCAGGTGCTGCGCAACCCGTCGATCGCAGCTGACCCGGAGAACGCGGCGGACGCCGACATCCAGTTCCAGCTGAACTCGATTATCGCCGACCTGCTCGCGGTGGGCTGACATGACGACCGCGAAGCTCGCGCAGGGCGCACGCACCCAACTCGCCGGCGCAGCCGCGGCCATGAACAGCCTCGCGTCGGCCAACTTCGTCACGCTCGGCACCATCACGCACAACGCATCGGGCAAGGTGCCGCTCGATTGTCTCGTGGAACTGTCGATCACGCCGGGCACGGTGGCTGGCAACAAGCAGGTGATCCTGTATGCGCAGGTGTCGATGGATGGCGTGAACTTCGGTACAGGCCCGGTCTCTGGCGCGACCGCGACGGATGAAGCGAACCTGCGCTGGGTCGGCACGCTGCCGCTCGGCACGAACGCAACCCTGCAGCGCGATGTCTTCTCACTGGCGGCAGCCATGCGTGGCGGCGTGCTGCCGTATGCCACGCGCCTGATCGTGAAGAACGACACCGGCGCCATCCTGGCCGCAGCAGGCCACGACGCCTACACGCAGGACTACAGCGGGGACATCGCCTAACCCATGGCGTCGATTCTCCTGCCTTCGCGCTATACGCAGCAGCCGCAGCAAGCGACACAGATCGAATGGGGCAACCCGATTGCGCGCGGGCTGGCACTAGCGGCCAACCCCGGCGCGGGAGCGTTCGACCTGGCGAACAACCGCAACGCCACGGCAAGCAATGGCATGACGCGCGGCGCCGGCGCGCTGGGGGTAGGTTTCAAGGCTGCCGCCAATTCGTCGCTTGGCATGCGCTTTGCAGACTCGCGTATGGCGAGCAGCGACGGTGCGGGTACGGGAGATTTCACCTACCTCGTCATTGCCAACCCGAAGCCGTCAACGACGCGCGAAATGCTGATTGCGTCGCAGAACGGGGCGCAAGAGTTCTACCTCTGCGCCAATATCGCAGTTGCGGGGTCTACTGCCACATCGGGTAGGTTAAGCGCTTTCACGAACGTAGGCGGTTCCAGTGGAGCCGAGACAAACGGATACATCGACGGTGCTCCTCACGTCTACGGGTACAGCCGCGCCGGGGCAATTGGGTCCCTGTACGCAGATGGGCGCCTTGTCGCCGGCGCGACCGTACTCCAGGCACAAATGTGGAGCGCCACGAGCTCGGACTATGTGGGCGGCTACAACAGCGCCGGTTTCGGCACCAGCAACAGCGTGTTCCTCGTGCTGGGCTGGAACCGCGCGCTTAGCAATGCGGAGATCGCTGTTATCTCGGCGAATCCTTGGCAGCTATTCAAGGCACCAGCGCGCCGCCTGTGGCTCGCCAGCGCGGCCACCGGAGCGCCGGTCGGCGCCACGCTGGCCGCCACCCTGGCCACCCTGACCCGCACCGCCAGCGCGGGGGTGGCGGTCAGGGCGTCCTCCAGTAGGCAGTTGGGAGCCGCGCAGGCGACCGCCAATGGCAGCGCCGCCACCGCCGCCCAAACGAGCCGCGCGCTCGGCGGGCTAAGCCTGAGCGCCAGCGGTGCCATTAGCACGACCCGCCGAGCCGCCCTCGCGCGGACCCTGGCCACCGCCACGGCCAGCGCGAGGGGTACGACCCGCATCGCCGCGCAACTCGCAGCCAGCTTCAGCCCGGCCAGCGCTGGCGGGGCTGCGCGGGCGGCCTTCTCGCGCCAGCTCGGCGCCGTGTCGCTGGCCGCCAGCGGCAGCGCGCCGGCCCGCATCACCTATGCAGGCGTGCTGGGCGCGGCCGGCATCAGCGCCATCGCGGCGCTCGTGCCGATCATCTTCCAGCCGCCGCCGCTGGTGCGCGCAATGGGTCTGCGCTATGTCATGCAGCGCCCGCTAAGAAAGGACCGCATCATGTTATTGGGGAAATTCGCCAAGCAGCCTGTCGAGCGCGAGGCTTACGCCATCGAATACGCAGACGATCTCGCCAGCGGCGACACGCTGGCCGACCTGGCGCCGACCATTGCGTTCGCGCGCAGCGGACCCGGCCTGGACGCCAGCCCGTTGCGCCTCGAGGCCAGCGAAGTTGGCGCCACCCGCCTGACCATGTGGCTGGGCGCCGGCACCGATGGCAGCAACTACAAGGTCAGCGTCACGGTCGCCACCAGTTCCGGGCGCATCCTGCAGGACGAATTCACCATCAAGATCAAGGACTTCTGATGAGCTTGCTCTTTATCGACAGCTTCGACCACTATGCCACGGCGGACTTGCCGCTGAAGTGGAGCGCCACAGCCGGTACGGCGACCATCAATGCTACCGCCGGTCGCCGCGGCGGCGGCGCGCTATCGCTGGGTAATACCTCCGCCACCGCCAGGAAGGACCTGGTGGCCGTGCCCACCATCATCACCGGCTACGCCGCGCGGTTCGGCGCGCTGCCAGCCACTCTCGACCCAAGCTCAACCGGAAACTGGATGACCCTGGCGAGCTCGGATGCGATAAACCTTTACTTCACGGCAGGCCCGGACGGGACCCTCGCGGTTTTCAGGCGCACCGGCACGATTGACACCTTCACTAGCTATGCCTTGCTCGGCGCCAGCACCGCAGCGATCGTGCAGGCCGGCGTCTACGCGTACATCGAGGTGCGGGCCACGATGAGCGCCACCAATACCGGCCAGGTCAAGCTCCTGGTCAATGGCGCGACCGTCCTGAACCTTACCGGCATTCGGACGACGCATTACCAATCGGTCCTTGAGCAGGTCTCGCGGGTCACGCTGCTGTCGCCGAGCAGCGCGGGCACCGCCTACGATGACCTGTATATCTGCGACGCCGCAGGCACGCTCAACAACGACTTCTTCGGCGACGTGCGCATCGACGTCACCCGCCCGAACGCGGACGGCACCTACAGGGACTTCACGCCCGATTCCGGCACTGACCACTTCAGCCGGGTCAACGAAGTCACCGCCGACCAGCTTACCTACGTCGCGGCCAGCACCGTGGGCGCGAAGGACAGCTTCCAGTTCACCGACCTGGCGACCATTGTAGGCGTGGTGCGAGGCGTGCAGATTGTCGACGCTGCCATCAAGGACGATGCGGGCGTGCGCTCGATCTCGCACCTTGCCAAGTCCGGGGTGAGCGAGCAGTACTCGGAGAACCAGGCGCTGTCGACCGACCGCAAGCTCTACACCAGCATCCACGAGACCGACCCGGCTACCGGCGCCCAATGGACGCAGGCTGGGCTCAATGCAGCCGAATTCGGCGTCGTCGTCGCGCAATAAACCGTGACCACGGCCCGCAGCTACCACGTCGCACTCGAAGCGGTACACCCGCCTAGCCCGACAGCGCGAGGCTACAACCTTGCCGTAGAGGTCATCAGCAAAACCGGCGCCGGCGCCACGCGCCTGCCGAACAATCCAGCCGTCGTCCAGACCTTTGCCGCGGAAGCGGTGTCTGTGCCCGCGGCGCCAATGCTGCGCAGTGCCCAGGTAGCGCTTGAAGTCATCAGCCGGTCCGGGCTCGGCGTCAACCCGGCAGTCGACGGCCTCGTGACGGTGCAGGCCATGCTTGCCGAGGTCGTCGGGACACCACAGCCGAAAGCGCGGGCCAGCGAGCTTGCCCTGGAAGTCGCCAGCCGTAGCGGCCTCGGGGCTGACCCGCTGACCGGCAACCCTGCCGTCGTGCAAACGATGTTCCTCGAAGTCGTCAGCTTCGGCCAGGTGCCGGCCGACAGCTGCGCCTGCACCATCACCCCAGCACTTCCCCCACCCAAGTACCTGATGCGCCGCCGCCTTGCCTGAACGATGACCCTGCCCTGGAGCCGCCATGTCGAACACCGTACCCATCAAGCTGCAGAACATTGCCCACGACCCGCCTTGCCTTGACGCGCTCTTGTGCGCGGACACCGCCTGTACCAAGCGCTGCGCTCCGACCGTCGCCCAGATGGCCCAGGCGATCAACGGCGACAACGCCCTGAGCGCGGCGATCGAGATGAAAGTGACGGCGGCGCTGCGCGAGTACGCCGGCGAGCGCTTCGCGGCGCAAGCTTCGCGCAGCGACAGCATCGAAACCAAGATCGATGTCAACTCGGCCGCGATCGTGCGCCTGGAGCAGTCCACCGCAGGCATCGTGGAGCTGATGACCAGCTTCGCCGGCGCGATGAAGACGATCGAAGGCATCGGCAAGGTGCTGCGCCCGCTGACCTGGATCATCGGCTTTGCCAGCGCGGTGGTAGGCCTGTGGGCGGCCTTGCGCGGCATGCGGGGGGAATGATGAACCGCCTCGCCAACATCAAGGCCTTTCTCGACATGATAGCCTGGTCGGAGATCGGGCCGCGCCTCTTGAACCGCAGCGACAACGGGTACAACGTGTGCGTCGGCTCGACCCCACAGAAACCGATCCTGTTCGACAGCTACGCGGCCCACCCGCGCCTGCGCAGCGATGCCATGGACTCCGACGCGGCCGGGCGCTACCAGTTCATGGGGCGCTATTGGGAGCATTACCGGGACAAACTGGGGCTCCCCGACTTCGGGCCGGACGCGCAGGACAAGTGGGCGCTCCAGCTGGTCAGGGAATGCCGCGCCTACGACGATGTGTGCGCCGGCCGCCTGGAGCTGGCGATCAGCAAGTGCCGCAGCCGCTGGGCGTCATTCCCCGGTGCCGGCTACGGGCAGCGCGAGAACCGCTGGACCGACATGGTTGCCGTCTACCTGCGGGCCGGGGGAGGGATTGCAGCATGAACCTGCCTGCCCAACTGCGCGGCGCGCGCAAATCCGTCGTGATCTGGTTCAACGGCTTGATGCTGGCCGCCCTGCCGGTGCTGGAATATGCCAAGGAAAGCCTGCCGCAACTGGCCGACTACCTGGCGCCCGACACCTACCGAGCGGTCGGGCTGGTGGTCGTGGTGGCGAACATCGCCCTGCGCCTGCGCACGTCGACCAGCCTTGCCGATAAGTAGCCGTCCAACTTCACTGGAGGAAACGATGCTCTACCTGCTTGGATTTGCCGTGATATCCGCCCTTGTGGGCGTGTGGGCGCTGTGCAGCCTTTGGGGGGACCTCGAGTACTCGCCATTGGGGAGGCCTGATGTCGCTGACTGACCTGGTGCCGCTCCACTGGAAGGTGGCCGGCGCCGTCGTGCTGGGCGTCGCGCTGCTTGCCGGCGCCGCCTGGTATCGCCAGCACCTGGTCGAAGAGGGGCGCGCCCACGAACGCCAGCTGCATGAGCTGGCCGACGAGCGCGCGGCGCGCGCCGCCGCCGCCGCCCTGGCTAGCGCGAACGAGAAGGTCGCCGCGAAACAGGCCGTGCTAGACGCCGCCCTGAACAGTATTGCTGAACGCGAAGGGGAACTACATGCTCAAGAGAACCGGACGGCTGCTTTGCGGTCTGATCTTGTCACTGGCCGCAAGCGCCTGCCAGTCGCCGCCGCCTGCCCTGGAAGTCATCCAGCCGCAGCGGATCAGGGTGGCGCCGCTGCCGGACTGGATCCGCAACCCGCCGCTGCAGCCGAACTTGACCCGCAGGCTGCCGGCCGCGTTGTCGAACTCACCGGAACCGGGGACAACGCTATAGTGCGCCTCAATGCCTGCATTGCGGCCTATGACGCGGTGGAGAAGGCGGCGGGGGAGTAATCATGGTCGCGGCATGCTGGCCACCACTTACGCGAGCGGCCCGGGGCCGGCTTCCTGGTGGTTGTACAGGCTCATTGCAGCGGCCCGGATCGGGTCAAGTCCTCCACGCCGGCAATCTGAACGCCCATGCCTTCGGCAAAAGCCTGCATGTAGAAATCGAAGGCGTCGTTTAGAGGCGCGGCGCGCTTGTCCACGTCTTGCTGCACGGCGAGATTGGCCAGCAGCCCAAACACGCGCACGGCCCGTTCCGGCTTGATGCCAGCTTCGTTGGACAGCTTCGTTACAGCGATGGCGAACGCGTTTTCGGCCTTGGTGAGGCTGATTGTCTTGGTGGTACTCATTGCTAGATTCCTCCGGGTTTGGGCTTGCCGCCGCGCCAGCAGGCGATGAACTCGGGCGAGCCGTTGTGCGCGCGCGAGTAGAGCCAGTCGGGCAGCAGCAGTTCGTGCGGCAGGGACCAGATCGACTTGCCAGCGTGGACGTAGGTGTTGCCGACGAAGATATATTCTTCGCAGCGGCCGATCAGGTCCTCCTCGTTCACTCCGAACATGTTGCCGCCGGCCGCGTGGCGCGCGGGGCGGTAGCGGTGCGTGACCCAGGACGCCAGCACGACCTGCGGGCGGTATTTCCTGACCGCCTCTTTGGCGTCCATCTTCTCGACATGCGCGCCGTATCGGACGGTCGGCTGGCCGTGCGCCGCGTACCAGCCGGCGACGCGCGAATCGTCCTGCATCTTGCTGTCGGTGGCCGGAATGCCGAGCGCCGCCGCCAGGTGGCCGGCGCCGGCGCCGATCTCGATCGCACTGCGCCCGCCGATCCGGTCGCGCAGCCAGGCTACCAGCTCCTCGGTTGGCAATCCGTAGTAGCCATGCCGCTGGCCGAACATGGCACGCTCGGCGACGGTAGTTGCACGGTAGTAGTCGGCTGGCATGACGCGCAGCATGCCATCGGGGGCGAGCAGGTCGGGGGCAAGGTCGCGCGCGCCGCGGGTGTCGAGCAGGGCAACACCCATGTTGTTGAGCGTGGCGGGAATGATGGCGGGCATGGCGTGGAACGGGTCTCGTAGGAAAGGGCGCGATTGTAGCATTCGCCCACGGCGCCTAAGTGCGTTGCGGTGCGTGGAAAGTGTGCGTGCAATGCGGGCAGCGGTAAATCACCAGGTTGAAGAACGGTTCGACTGCTACGGCGTCCGGGTGGCTCCACTGGTAACGGTGGCGGTCCTGGGGCTGCATCGGGCGCTCGGCCGTGCAGCAGCGCCGCGGCAGGGCGCTGGGGACGTACACCAGCGTCAGGCTCATGCGCGCTGCGCGACCGTGGCGTGGGCCGACAGCAGCGGCCCTGCCACTTGGTGCAGGCTGGCGACCGCGGCAACGGCGGTGCCGAGGGTGACGCCCTCGAAGACCCGCCTTGCGCTGGAAAAGCCATCCTTGCCGGGGAAGGTAATCGCCAGCGAGCACACGCCCATGCCGGCGGGTTGGACGTAGAAGCGCACCTCGGGTTCGCCGTCTTCGGCGTCATCGAGCTTGACCAGGATCTGGCCCTGCTCCGTATCGAACAGCTTAGCGAACATCATTCCTCCGGTTTCAGCCACACGGCTGCGTCCTGGTTCCCCCAAACAACGGCTTAGCGCGGAAGCGACTAACCCAGGCAAGGCGCAGCAGTGTGGCGGCCGGTGCTGATTCCCGGCTTATCCAGCTTTACCCACCCGAACCGAGCCGGATGGCCGCGCAGCTGTCCGTAGCAGCGCCTGCGCATTCGCCACAAGCAACACTATCCCATATCGGAGCTCCATGAGCAATGGCCTGAAACTCGCCCGCTTCGGCGGCCTGCTGCCGCGCGTGCCCGACACGCTGCTGCCGCCGACCGCCGCTACGGTAGCCCACAACTGCGACTTCGCCTATGGCGAGCTGCGCAGCGCCGCTGCCAGCCTGCCCGAACGGACGCTGGCCGCGAACGCCGCCAGCATCTATACCGACGACGGCAGCACCTTCTATTCGTGGCCGGTCGACGTCGACGCGGTGCGCTCGCCGATGGCGAATGACCTGTTCAATAGCCTGTACTACACCACGCCCACGGATTTCCGCTTCGCCGCGCGCGATGGCATGACGGCCACCGGCGGCGAGCCGCCGGCCAGCTACCGGGTCGGTGTGCCGCGCCCGGAGGCGGCACCGAGCGTGGCTGCCGGGGCTGGCACGCAGGTGGTGGCCACCAATGCCGGCATGCTGCCGGTCTACGCGTGGGGCAATGACCATTCGAGTCACGCCTACGATCCCGGCGACGGTCCCGGGCCAACCATCGCCTCCGTCACCATGACGCTGCCGACCGCCGGCAGCGTCGCCGCCGTGGTCACGTACCAGAGCGGATCGCCTTATCAAACCGATGTCCCGAATGAAGACCACGACGTGCGCGTCGAGGTGGCGGCGGACGGGGTCGTGTTCCTGGCGCAGTCGACCTCGGGCATCGTCTTCCTGGAGGAATCGCGCACCGCGTCGGCGTACACGAGCCTGGCAGCAGGCGAGCACGCGTTTACGCTGCGCTTCAGTAACGACGGCCCCAAGGGGCGGTGGTTCCTCGATCAGTGGTCGCTCATGCTGCTGCCGGTTCAGGTTTCCGGTGAAACCCTGCCCGAAGACGACACGACCCCAGCTGACGTGACGCGCGCTTACGTGTGGACGATGGTGAACACCCATAACGAGGAAGGCCCGCCCTCGCCGCCGGTGGTATTCACTTTCCCGCTCGGCACGATCGACGTCGGCATCGACTACGCCCCGCCGGCTGGCGACTATGCACCTATCAAGGAACTGCGGATTTACCGCACCCCGGACAATTCCAGCACCGCCGAGTATTTTTATGTCGGCAAGGTCGACGTGCTCGGCGCCGGTGCCGGCAGCGTGACCTTCCACGACGATGTGGCCGCAGCCGAACTGAACGAGGCGCTGGCCTCGATGAACTACTACCCGCCCGAGCCCGACCTGGTCGGCCTGACCCAGCTCCCGAACGGCATTTTGATGGCGTGGAAGGGCAATGAACTCCACTTCAGCGACGCCTATAAACCCTGGTCGTGGCCGCCGCAGTACCGGATCACCTTCGGCGACTACAACGTGGTCGGCGCGATCGCGGTCGGCGGCTCGACCCTGGTGACGACCACCGGCAAGCCGTTCGTCGTGGCCGGGGTGTCGCCGGATTCGATGACCTATTCCGTACTGAACACCCAACAGGCCGGTGCCTCGAAATGGGCGCTCGCCGACCTCGGCGGCCAGATCGTGTATGCCTCGCACGATGGGATCGTCGCCTTCGACGGCGGCCTGCCTACAATGGCCCTGTCCGACAACTATTTCACGCGCGATGTCTGGCGCGCGCGCTATGCAAGCGGCCTGGCCACGATGCGCTTTGCGGTCTGGGACGGGCGCCTGATCGTGTATTCGAGCGCGAACGCCTTCACGCCCTTCATGCTAGGGCTGGACGAGGCGCGTGGCGCGCTGACGGAACTGCCCGGCCTGGTGGCGCAATGCTCGTTCGTCTCGCCGGTGGCCGACCAGTGCTTCACCGTGAACGGCGCGAGCCTGCTGCGCGTGGCCGGCGGCCCGCTCCTGAATACCACCTGGACCAGCAAGACCTTCGTGCTGCCGCGCCCCGGCAACTACAGCGTGGCGCAGGCCGTGTGCAGCGGGTCGTGGACGGTTGATTTCTACGCGGACGGGGAGCTGCGCCACTCGCAGGCGGGGCTGGCCGGGAATGTCACCTTCCGCCTGCCGGGTGGCTTTTTGTCGGACCGCTGGCAGATCGCCATTACCGGCAGCGGCACGTTCAGCGAATTGCGGGTGGCGGAGACGGCGACGGAGCTGAAGGCGATGTAGTCAGACCGGCGCCGAGCGAACCGGCCTGCTGTGCCCGGTACGCACCCAGCGCCGCACCGACAACTCGCACCCGATTCCCAGGCGCACGCCATTCGCCATGCACGCATGCGTTGCCCGGCCATTGCAGCCGCAATGACACTTGCGTTGCCCGCCGGGCTTGCGTGGCCGCTCCAGCGAGTAGCGGGCGTGCCCGGTGGACGACCCCACCCGTCCCCAGCCTGCGGTGCCGGTGCGCATCGCGGCGGCCAGCTCGGCAGGCTTTAGCTTGCTCATGTCCATGACGATCCTTGTCGTTAATGCAGGCCAGAAGCCCGGCAGGAACGGGCATTATGGCATCCAGACCCTAAGAGGTGTTGATGGCACTCACCGGCGTTACCAAACCCATCCCCGGCATCCCGCTGGCCGCCCTCGACGCGGTGCAGGACACCAAGGTGCGCGACGTCTTGCGCGCCCTGGTGGCGACCCATAACGTGCGCAACAACCTGGTGGGCGGCGGCGACGACGCCTTCATCACGTCGCGCCAGGCCGCGCAGATCGTGCGCATCGGCAACCCGAACGACCCGCTGGCGGCGCCGCGCCTGCTCGCGCGCTACGCCCATGGCGATGGCGGCGGCCCCTACGGGCCGGGTACGTTGTCGGATGCGTTGGGGACGGTAAGCCTCGTGCTCGACCGGACGACCCACCTCCGCGTAATCGTCAACTGGGTGGTAAGCGGGATCGTCGTCGGCGACTCGCGCGGCGAGGTCAGGACCGGAACCGGGGCGGTCGTGCTGAGCCAAAGCTGCACCGCGCCGGGATCGAAAAGGCGCACCCACGTGGCCTCGGCGGGACTGCGCCTTGATGCGGGCGAGCACACCTTGAGTTTCCATTCGGGGAATGACGGCAAGGGCCTGGTCCAGCTGGAGCAGTGGGGCATGCTAGTGATGCCGGTGGCTGGCTGAACAAAAAAAGCCCGGCGGGTTGGGCCGGGCTGAAGTCCAAAACCAGATGTCCTGAGAGAGACAGGGCCAGTCTGCGGCGATTCGGGGGCGCTGTCAAATATGAGTAGCGCCGCCGGGTGGGCAGCTTCATGGCGCGTCCCAGATAAAGTAGACCGACAGCACGATCCCCACCACGGCCAGCATGGCATAGCCGGGCGCGGCCCAGGCGATCAGGGCGCAGCCGCTGCTGGCCGCGATCGTGGCGACGGCGCGGGCAATGGGGTCGGTCATGCATCCTCCTGGACTCGACTTGAAGCGGTAGTTGACGACGCCCTCCGCCTCGGTCGGGATTTAGCAGCGAGCCAGCCGAGCGCGGTGGCTGCGGCGTCGGGATTGAACGCGATCAGGTGGAACGCCAGGCTGCCCACCGCGTCGAGCGCCCAGCGGTCCTGTTCCCAATTGCGCAGCGATGCCAGAGGCAAGTAGTAGCGCGCGGCGAATTCCCTTTGCGTCAGCAGCAGCGAGGCGCGCAGATGCCGGATATCGTCGCCCGTAAAGAGCGGCAGCGTTTTCATCTAGTCGGTGCGGCTGGTGAAAACCAGCATCAGATCGTACTCGAGCACCTGGGCGATGCGGGCGAGCATGATGACCGACACCGGCTGGTTGCCCGCTTCCATATTGGTGATGCTGGTACGCGACAGGCCGATGAGATCGGCCAGTTCGGCTTGCGACACCTGGCGCGCCACGCGCATGTGGCGTATCTGGTCCGCGATGTTGTCGGTAGTGGGGGTAATTTGGGCCATTGGACAATCCTTGTTAAACCTGCATGATACTTTAACGAAAGGCGCCCATAGCGATCACGATCAGATCAGGGTCAGCGTGAACGTCTCGTTGTTGACCAGGTCGCGGTAGGCGCCGTCCTCGTACAGCAGCGGCACCTTGCCGACGAAGTAGCCGCCCTGCAGGTCGCGCAGGACGCCATCGAAGGCAAGCATCAGGCTGCGGCCATTGGCCGATGCCAGCATGACCGATGCGTCGACGGTCTGCCCGTTGTAGGCCACGCGCACCCGGTCGCCGGTCCGATAGAGGGGATCGGACGTCAAAGCATTTCCTCCATCTTGTCGGCCAGGTGTTGCAGCGTGATGTCCATTGCGCCCGTAATGGCGACCGCTTCGGCAAACCCCAGTGCCTTGATGTTGCGTTCGACGCGGCTAATGAAATATTCGGGCAGCCCAGCCGCTAAGGAGAGACTCCGCGCGTCGAGATTGCGTTCGTTGCGCAGCAAGCGCAATGCGGCTGCGGCACGTTCGGTCGCGCCTGTCCGGCGTCCAAAGCTGGCGCGCATGAGTGTCGATGCGTCTGATTTCATCAGTGTACGTAGTAGGGGCCGAGCACCGGCTGTTTCGGGATGAAGCGCGCCGCGTAGTCCGGTTCCCAGGGGAAGTGCCCGGCCGGATCGGTCCAGACCAGTTGCCACGCCTGGAAGTCGGGATAGCGCGCGCGCGCCTCGTGCAAGTAGGTGTGCGCCCTGGCCTCGTAGGTCGGGATCAGCATGGCGTCGGCGCCGTCGAGGATGTCGGTCAACCGGACGTTGAGCGGGATCGCTTCGCCGTTGGCCAGGCGCTGCGCCGTCTCGTTGAGGACGACGACGGCCGTGGGCGGGCCTTCCGTCACCATCAGCAGCTCGGGCAGCCCCTTCGCGCTCAGGCCGACCGTATAGGCATAGCTGGGCGTGCCGGTACAGCGGCCCGACATGAACTGGACGAACCAGCCGACGCGCGCGATCATCTGATCGGGTGTTTCCATCATGGCTCCTTGCAAAAGCGCATGATACTACCGGGCGGCCGATCTTGCGGCCGATGATTCGATGGACGGGTGTTCTCTGAGTCTGATATCATCATGTATTCATCACCCACGGAGAGCGAAATGAGCAAGACAACGACGACGCGCGTACAACTGGAGCTGGCCGAAGGGTCGTACACCCGCCTGCAGTACCTGAAAGCAAAGACCGAGGCGACTTCGTACGCCGAAGTGCTGAAGAACGCGCTGCGGCTGTACGAGAACGTGATTGCGCAGCAGGAGAGCGGGCGCACGCTCTACCTGGGAGGCGCGGATGGCGCACTGGTCGAGTACGCCGTATTCGTCTAGCGCACGGCGCACGGTGGTGGGACGACGGTGTAGCCGTCGCCTTTGACGTGCTTGACACAATCCTTGTGGACGCGTAGTTCGTGGTTGAGCGGGTCTTTGACGACCGCAAAGTGGTAGCCGCCGCCGGTTTTCAGTTGTAACTGCCTGCCGCAGTACCAGCAGCGGCGCGACCCTTCCCAGTTGCCGCTCATCGGCGCCGCCGTGCGTGCGGCGGCAGCAGGTACAGGAGCACGCTGCAAATGACCAGGCAGTTGACGGCCGCCATCTGGCGGCCGCGCAGGGCGGCCAGCGAAAACGTCGCCGTGAAGAACAGCAGGGTGATGAAGCCGAACAGGTTCCAGGCGATGTCTCGCCAGTTCAGTACGTGCATAGGGCGCTCCGTTGGGGATTTGCTGATGGGCTCATGCGCCGCCTTTCGCCAGTGCGCCGCGCAGCTGGTTGGCGTACCACTGCCGCTCCTCGTCAGTCTCGGCGTCATAGGCAAGCATGAAGGACCGCCCGCCGCTGACGATCCAGACGCGGCCCTTCTCGACCTTCACGACCGGCGCGGGCGCGCTGAAGTGCTGGTGGGCGCGACGCAGGCGGTCGGCGCGGCCCTGCTGGCTGTGCGCCATGACCGTGCGGCACTGCTCGCTGTTGTGCTTGGCGGCCGACTCCATGATCTGCGCGGCTTCCTCGATGGCGGCCAGGTGTTCGGTCGGATCGTTCATCGCGCCGCCTTGGCCCAGTCGGGACGACCGGGAAGACCGGGGCCGCGTCCGTTGACGCGCTGGTGAACCTCGATCCAGGCCGCCGACGACCCGACCTTGCGCCCCGCGTGGCGCGAGCGGACCGGCTTGCCCCAGGCATGGCCGACGAAGCGCCCTTCGCGCTGGTTGCGGCTGCGCGGGCGGTTCACGTAGTCGGTCACGGCGGCGACGATGAACGCCTCGATTGTCATGCCGGCCAGGGCCGCGGCCTCGGTGATGCGCGCCAGTTCGTCGCGGTCGAGGAGCGTGTCGATACTGACGTATTCAACGGTCATTTGTCCTCCTGGAACAGTGGTATGAAGGTCGCGCTGCGGCGATAGGTCTTGGCGCCCAGGTCGTAGTCGGCATTGCCCGGTGCCAGCGCGAAGTACTGGCGCAAGTCGAGCGTTGCCTGCGGCTGCGACAGCGCGAAGAAGTCGCAGATCAGCCCCCGGTTGATGGTGCCGTAGTGGATCAGCATGACGTCGATGAAATGCAGCCGCTGGCGCATGGCCGGTTTCATCATCCGACCAGCTCCTCGATGGCTTGGACGCGCGCGTGCAGCCGGTGCCCGTCCTGCTTGCTTAGGCAGTGCATGGAAGCGAAGCACGGATTGCCGTTGATTGCGCGCCGCAGCGCCTGGCCGTAGTCCTCATAGAAGAAATGGATTTCGTCGTCGATGAGTTGTTGCCTGGCCGGGTCGTCCAGCATCAAGACCGGCATGAACACCATTGGCAGGTCGGCCGGGTTGTGCATCATCCAGCTGACGAACACTTCGTTGCGATACACGCGCTTGGCCAGCGCGTCGATCTCGGCGTCGGTCTTGGACTGGTAGCTCATTCGACCAACTCGCGCAGGAATTCGGGCGGCAGCTGGCAGTTCTCCGGTGCGTCCCGGAACATGGGCGCGATATCGGCGGGCTTGTGCCCCGCCAGGCCGCAGCCGATGGGCGTCACCCGGAACGTCCACTCGGGGTGCAGGCGCGCGAAGGCGATGAACGTCGCCACATGCCCGGTGATGACATCGAGCGGCAGCGTTTGGCGCGGGTCCGACAGCGGGATTGACCTGTCGCGGCCGTCCTTGGTCGGGATGGCATAGCTGTGGCCCTGCAACCCGACCCCGCAGCCGTAGCCGGCGCCCCACTGGCGCGCGGCGGCCAGCGCGGCCCCGGCGCCGTGACGTCCCGCAAGGTTCGATCCGAACACGAAGATGACGGTGCCGGTCACGCCTGGTCCCGAAGGCGGACGCGGGCGGCTTCGACGTCGGGCGATACCTGGCCGCTTGAACGCGCAAGCGCGCGCGCCTCGCTGGCGACGGCCTGACCAAAGCGCATGGCCGCCGCGTAGCCCTGGGCGTCGGGGCAGTGCTCGGCCCAGAGCGCCTCGATGCGTTCCAACGGTAGGGCGAGAGCGTTCCGCTTCATGGCGGCGCCCCCGAAAGCGGCGTCCTCGTCGTGCGGTGTCGGATCAGTCATGTTGTTCTCCATGGTTCGGGATCGATGCGTCGGCCAGGACATCGCCCAGGTGGCGGTGCAAGTCCTCGACGTTTCTCCTGCGGCGTGCGGCATCGCTGCCGGCCCCGCCGCGCAGGTACGCGGCCAGCTGCGCACGCACCCCAGCCCGGCCGAGCGCGATGCCCATGTTCGGCATCCAGCGGCGCACCAGGGCAAACAGGTTGTCGTCGTTGTTCGCGTCCACTTGCCGCTCTCCGCCGCGATGGGGATCAGTCATGGTGTTCTCCATGGTTCAGCTTGGCGGCACGCGCCGCGATGGTGGCCCCATCGGCGGGACTGTGTTGCGGGCCCATGCAGCCGCCCTGACATACGCCCTGGTAGTCGACAAACGTGGGGCCGCAGCCTTCGCACAGCACGCGCGCCAGGCCCGTACTGGTGGCAGTGGTAGCCAGGTCGCCGTAGCCGGGCGCGCTGGTGATGTCCAGGTGCTCATATGCGCACTGTTCGCAGAAATCAGCCATGGGTTGCCCTCGACGCGCGCAGCTTGATCAGGTCGGCGGCGAACGTGTTCCAGAACGCGACGGCCTCGCGCGCCGTAGCCCTGTAGAAGTCCGTGGGCGGCAAGAACAACAGGCAGCCGGCGTAGAGCGGATTTTGCGCGCCGATCGGGTCACTATACTCGCACATCACGGCTGTGACGGTCGGGCTGTTGGGAGTGTCGCTTAGGCGCCAGGCAAGGGCGCTGCTGCCGCAAACCGGGCATGGCACGATTCCGGGCGGCTGCGGCTCGACCCGCACGAAGTTCGGATTGGTGGGATCGCGCATCAAGGCCTCCGCACCGCAGGCGGCTCGCCGCACGGTTCCACCGTCCGGATGTGCTCCACGATGAAGCTGCCGACGCCATCACGCAGGAACGCGGCCAGGGACGCCGGCGTCGGATACCGCTCGCGCAGCCTGAGCAGGACCTGATCGCGGTCGCCCCATACCTGCTTTGGCAGGAACGCGACAAAGAGCCCGGCCAGCTCCGCGTGATCCACGCTGCCAGCCATTAAGCGCGCGATGATGCCGGGCTGGACGTCGCTGCCAACGCCAACGAAGCTCACGCGACCACCCATTCCGCGGCCCCGACCAGCGCGATCTCGTCCCAGGTAGCGCGGTAGTACGCCTGGCCGCCTGGCTTGCTGTCCTCGCCGGTCATCTGGACATAGCCCTGCACGCCCCAGGGGCGCGACTCGGTGACGGTGAGCATGCAGCAGGCAAACATGGGGTTGCCGACGTCCGGCGACAATTGCACGACGGTGCCTGCGGCGAGCGGGCTGGCGGGGCTGTCCATCAAGTCTCCTTTCAAATAGTGGCGGGCGCGCTCAGCGCCACTCATCACGCTGGTTGCCGCTGGCATACAGTGGCTCGAACTGGATCTGCACCCGGTAGCCGAGCGCCTGGCCGATGGCCTGCAACTTGGCCACGGATACCTGCTGGTTGCCCAACTCGATGTTGGTGATGCTGGTGCGCTCGAGGCTGACGCGTCCGGCCAACTCCTTTTGCGTCATGCCACGCGCGGTGCGCAGGTGCTTGATCCGGGTGCCGAGATCGAGCATGGCTTGCCGCTCGCTCATCAGTGGCGCACCTGGGCGAACAGGTCGGGCGTGATAGGCGCGTCCAGCGCGCCGCCCAGGGCCTCGGCCAGGTAGCCGCGCGCCTGCTCGTCGCTCCAGCCCTCGACCTTGCACGCAAGCTGATAGAACATATTCAGCGCAAACGCCGCTGTATAGAGAATGCCCTGCGGTCCCACGACGCCGGCCTTCGCCGCGTCTAGCATGGCGGTGGCCAGCGCTTCCCGCAGCGCCTCGGCGGCGGCTATCGCAGCATCCTCGCCCTTATCGACCTCTTGGTTCATGTCAGTGTGGCCCATCTTCGTGTATCCGAGGTCAGCAGAATACACCAAGCCGGACCATCAATCCACAAAGCAATTTCCGTATATGGTAGCCGGCCCTACAATTCCAGGATGCCAACGACCACGGTGCGGGCGCCACGATGAATAAGGAACACCGTTGAAAAACTTCCAGCGAATCGGCACCGGCATCGACGTGATGCCGCTCCTGCTTGCACTCAAGCGCCGCCCCGGGCTGTGGCGGGAAGACACCTACCTGCGCGACTACCCGCAAGGGCCGTTCGGCGACACCGAAACGGTGATGCTGCGCTTCCCGGTGAAGTCGGTCAAGGAAACCGAAGAGGAGGTGCGCGAACACCTGAGCCGCTACGACCCGCACGAGAACATCGACTACCCAGCCTATCAGCTGCTGACGCCGGCCCGGCCGCTGGTGATGAACCTGATGAACTACGTCGGCGGCGAACGCCTCGGGCGGGTGATGATCAACAAGCTCGCGCCCGGCGGGCGGATCTACCCGCACGCCGACACGCCCAGCCACACCGACTACTACACGCGCTTTCACGTGGTCCTGCAAAGCCAGCCCGGCGTGCTCTTCAAGGCGGGCGACGAACAGGTCTTCATGGCTCCCGGCGAAGTCTGGTGGTTCGACAACCGCGAAGTGCATGAGGTCATCAACAACAGCGCGGACGACCGCATCCACATGGTGGTGGACATCAGGACCAGCCGATGATTACCGCGCACCTGGAATCCTTCGAGGAAGGCCTGGAAGAGCTGAAGGCGCTGCTGCCGCTGCACTACCGCGAACTGGCCCTGAACCAGGACAAGGTGCCCTTGGCGCCGCAGTACCACGTATACATCGAGCGCGAGCGCGCCGGCGGGCTGGTGTTCGCCACGCTGCGCGATGCGGGCGAACTGGTCGGCTACTTCATCGGCTTTATTGCGCCCGGCCTGCACTACAGCACCTGCCTGACCTGCACCATGGACATCTTCTATGTCCGTCAGGACAGGCGCAGCGGACGCTGTGGCGTGAACCTGTTCCGCTTCGTCAAGGCCGAGCTGGTGCGGCGCGGCGTGCAGCGCTGGTTCGTCGGCTCCAAGCTCCACCACGACGCCAGCGCGCTGTTCAAGTACCTGCAATTCGAGCCGTGCGAAACCTATTACACCATGTGGCTGGGAGATTGACATGCGAAGCAAATTGCGGGGACAACGGCAGCAGGAGGCGCTGCACGACGCTGCCAGGTTCTGCAGCGTGGCGGCGGCCATGGTAGGCGCGGCCGTCATCGGCGGGGTTGCCTCGACCAGCGCCTCGAAAAGCGCCTCGAAAAGCGCTTCCGCTGCGAACCAGGCCGCGCTCGACGCCAACGCCTACCAGGGCGAGATCGCGCGCGACCAGTGGGACAGCTACAAGAGCATCTACCAGCCGCTGGAGCGCACGATGGCTGCTTCCGCCGAGAACTACGACACGGCGGAAAACCGCGAGCTGGCGGCCTCCGCCGCCCAGGCCACCGTATCGAGCGAACTCGGCAAGGCGCAGGACCGGCTCAGCCGCACAGTGGGCTACGACCCGTCCTCGGCCGCCGCCCAGGCCGCGCAGGCGAACCTGTCACTCACCGGCGCGGCCATGGGTGCGACCTCGCAGAACACGGCGCGCCAGAAGGTCAAGGACACCGCCTACGCACGCCAGCTCGACATGCTCGGCATGGGCAAGGGGCTGGTGGCGAACGCCTCGACCGGGATGGCGAACGCCGCCAACGTTGCGAGCGGCATCGCGGCGAACCAGCAGAACCTGGCCGGGCAGCAGGCCAACGCCGCCGGCACCCTGGTAGGCGGCCTGGCGGGCGGCCTGGCTAAAGTGGACTGGAGCCACTTCGGCACCAGCCCCGGCAACGGCATGACCTCCGCGAATATGTACAGCGGCGGCAATGACGGCTACACGTTGCCGAACGGCGAGAGCTTGGGTACGTGATGGAAGCCACGCCCGGAGGAATTTCACCGGGTCGAACACTTTCAGCAAATGCTGAAACCACGCTTTTGACTGAAACACCAACGGAGCACGGTATGGGTTTAGGACTGAACGTATTGGGCATGGCCGCCGGCTACAAGGGCTACCAGGACGAACGGCGCCGCCAGGAGGACGAGGAGCGGCGCCGCGGCGAGGACGAGGCGCGAAAGGCCGAGCGCGCCTACCAGGATGAACTGCGCGCGCGCCAGCGCTACGAGTGGGGCGAGGCCGACCGCGTCAAGCGGGACGACCGCGCGGCCGACGCCGACTACCTGGCGCAGGAGCAGCAAGCCGCCGGCCCGGCCACGCCTACTGCAGCTGCGGCGCCAGCGGCGGCCACTGCCGCGCCCGAAGCGGGCGTGCAAACCTCCCCGGTGCCCGACCCGGCGGACGGCATCGCGCCCCTGCCGATGGCCGCGCCACCCACTCGGGCGGCGCCGTTCGATGCCGAGCTGGCCGGCGCGCCTGGTGCGCCGGCACCGGCAGCCGCCACTGGCACACCCGCCATCCCCGGCCTGGTCGCCGCCGGAAACATCGACCTGAACAGCCGGCCGCGCGTCAAGAACACCGACGGCAGCATCAGCACGGTGCGCTCGATGTCGATCGGCACCGACCAGGGCGAGGTCTTGATCCCGACCGTCAGCGACGACGGCCGCATCATGTCGGATGCCGAGGCGATCGCCGCCTTCAACCAGAGCGGCAAGCACTTGGGCATCTTCAAGAGCCCCGAGCAGGCCACCGCCTACGCCCAGCAACTGCATCAGGACCAGGCCGCGCTGGTGGGAGCGAGCCCGGCGCCGGCACCAGCCGCACCGGCCGCCCTTGCGCCGGTAGCGGGCATTCCGCAGCCGCGCCAGTTCAGCGACATCCTCGGCCTGCTGTCGAACCGGCTGGACAAATCCGTGCAGCGCGGCGACACCAGCGTCCAGGCCTACGCGCAAACCCGCGAACTGCTGGACAAGATGCACACCGAGGGCATGATAGAGGGCCTGGCGGCCATGGCGCGCGGCGACTTCGACGGCGCCGTGGCGATCAACAACAGGATGGGCCAGCACCGCATCAAGATCGTACCCGGCTCGATCCAGCAAACCACCACCAAGCTGCCGACCGGCCAGGAGGTGCCCACCTACAAGCTGCGCGTGATTAACAGCGACGGCAGCCGCACCGACGTCGACACCGCCCTGAGCCAGTTCCAGATGATGGGCCTGAAGGACCGGCTGGAACTGATGGACAAGGCCACCGCGCGCACGGACACCGCCGCCCACCAGAAGGGATTGCTGGACGTCCAGAACCGCAACGCCGCCACCGCCGAGAAAAACGCGAAGACGCTGGAACAATCCCGCCTGGACCAGGCCGCCAACGCCGCCGACGCCAACCTGGTGCGCGCGCTGACCGGGCAGGGGCGCGGCAATGGCAGTGCCGCCAAGCTGAGCGACAAGAGGATCAAGGACGAGCTCGAGCTGAACGCGCACCTGTACAGCTATGTCCCGCCCGACAGCGACAAGGAAGTGGCGATCGGCCCCGCCAAATCCCTGTACGGCAACATGCTGATGCGCTTCGGCGACCATGATGCCGCCTACACCGTGATGCGCCAACTGAAGGATGAGGCGGTCAAGGACGCCACCAACGCCGAAACCGGCGCGCTCGACCAGCCGGCCTTCCTGAAAAGCTATGCCGCCCGCGTGGCCGCCGCCGACGCCCGCATGCGCGGCAGCCCCGCCGCGCCGGCGGCCAGCACTGGCACCGCACCGGCCGCCGCCAGCGCGCCGCCCGCAAGCAAGCCAGGCGGCGCAGCTGCCAAACCAGCGGCGGCGAACCAGTCGCCGCCATCGCCGCCGGCCAGGAAGGTGTGGAAGGGTAACGACTACGTCGACAACCCGGCCTATGCCGAGTGGGAGCGCACCTACGAGACGGCATGGAACGCGAAGAACCAGGCGTTCACCGACCGCATGGACCGCGCCGCCGGCCACTTCTAAGCCAGTTCCACGCTTCGCCACGACACGAACACAAGGACCAGCATGCCCGCACTCGACACCCTCGACGCCCTCCTGAAACGCCAGCAAGGTGGTGACACCGCCCTTGACGCCACCGATGACGAGGCCACGAGCCCGGCTGACGGCGGCGACAGCGAACTGCTCGCGCTGGCGGCGGCGATCCGCGGCGTTGAGTCGGGCGGCAAGACCGAGGTGGTCAGCCCCCAGGGCGCGACCGGATCGATGCAGATCATGCCCGGCACCTTCAAGGACTACGCGGCGCCGGGCGAGCGCTACGACAACGACCGCGACCGGTCGCGCGCCGCGCTGCGCAAGCTGGCCGACGACTACCGCCACTACGGCGGCGACCTGCGCAAGACCGCCGCCGCCTATATAGGCGGACGTGGCGGCGTGCTGGCCGATGGCACCCTCCGCGACGACCGCGCCGATGCCCACGGCACCACGCCGCGCGCCTATGCCGACATGGTCCTCGGCCGCATGGGCAGGCAGGGACGGTTCGACACGGCGGCCGCCGCCGGCGCCACGGCGCCGGTCCAGGACCAGTCCCACGCCGCGACGCTGGACGAGATCCTGGCCGCCGGCATGGCCGCGAAGCCAGCAAAGGCGCCGCCGGCCGAGAAGGGCGACTTCGTGCGCGGCGTCAAGGAATCGTTCCAGCAACTGCCGCAACTCGGCTACGGCCTCTTGGCCGGTGCCGGCGCCACCGCCGAGAGCGTGGTCGGCGAGGGGGGGCTGGCCAGCGGCATCAAGAAGGCCGGCATCCAGGGCTACCAGCAGTGGGGCGAGAAGATCGCCGCCAACGCCAAGGACAGCGACTCGTTCACGTACGCCTATGAGCAGGCCAAGCAGGGCGACCTCGGCGCGCTGGTGGACTGGCTCCAGCACGGCATCGGCTACGCTGGTGGCCAGGGCATCCAGATGCTGGCCACGGCCGGCATTGGCGCGGCGGTCGGCAAGGCCGGCCTGAAAGTCGCGGCCGAAAAGCTGGCCAGCGGGATGGTGGCCAAGGAAAGCGCACGGATCGCCGCCAGCCAGGGTGGCGCGCGCCTGGCCGCCGCCGACCTGACCCGGCAGGCGACCGCCAACGTGGCCGCGAAAATCGGCCAGACTGCCGCCATTGGTGCCAGCGCGCTTGGCATGGAAGGCGGGGAAATCTACGGCGACCTGGCCGCCAGCAACCCCGATCGCGCCTTGAGTGGTGCCGAACTGGCCAAGGCCTTCGGCGCGACGCTCGCCGCTGGCGGGCTGGAATTCGTCGGCGACAAGGTGGGCCTGGACCTGATGCTGGGCAAGTCGCGCCTGCTGCGCCCCGCCGCCGGCATGCCCGGCATGGCCGGACGCGCCGCCCGCGCCGGCCTGGGCGCCGTCGCCGCCGCGCCGATCGAGGGCGCGACCGAGTTCGGCCAGACCCTGATCGAGGAAGCCGGCAAGAGCAAGGACCCGTTCACCGGCGAAGCGCTGCACCAGGCCACCGACGCTGCGGCCCTCGGCACGCTGGGCGGCGCCGTGATGGGCGGTGCCGGCGGCCTGGCGAGCAGCCCGGAGCAGGCGCAGCCGCAGGCCGCGCCGGGCGCGCCAGTGGCAGGCCAGAACCTGCCGGCCACGCCCGCCACCCCGCCCGCGCCGCCACCGCTGCCGCCGAACGCCGGGCCGCTGCAGCGCGCAAACCATGCTGCCGCCAGCGCGCAGGCCGCTCCACTGGCGCCCGGGCTCGATCCGAACACGGCCGAAGCGGCGCAGCAGCAACGCCGCGCCGACGCCGCCGCCGCATTCGGCAGCGAAGACCCGGCCGTCGTGCGCGCCACCGCCCAGGCCGAGGTGCGGCGCCGGATCGACGCCGCCAACGGCTTCGACAAGACGCCGCCGCCGCAGGGCGCGGCGGCGCCGGGCGCAGACAGCAGCGCGCTGACGCCCGATCCGGTGCTGGACAACCCGGAGGTGATCGCCAACCGAATGGCGGCCGACGCCGCGCGCGAGGCGTATTACGAGCGGCACCTGGGCGCCGTGAACGATCTCGAGGCCGAGCAGTACGAGGCTGGCATCCCGACCTTGACGGACGAGATCCCGAACCGCAGCGGCCTGCCAGGCGCTGCGCAGAACGGCGCGCCGCAAGTGTGGCACCACGGCAGCGACGAAGGCCGCATTCCAGTCCTGACCGACAAGGTGCCGCCGCAGGTTTGGCGCAATGGCACCGATGAGAATCGCATTCCGGTGTTGAAGGACGTACTGGCCCCGGCCGATGGCTACCCGGTGCTGGACGACGTGATCGCGCCCGGCCGCCAGAAGGCCCCGCCGCCGATGCCGCCAGCACTCGTGCCGCTGGCCGAGCAGGCGCAGAACGGCACTGCCTTCTGGAAAGCACTTAACAAGGCCAAGGTGCCGACAGGCCAGCGCGCGCCCTTGATGGACGCGTTCAAGGCGCTCAAGAAGGGCCGCAAGAGCGCCGCAACCCAAGGAGCCGCCGATGCTGTACCACCAACTGCCGAAGCTGGACACGGACAGCCCGCTGGCCAGCCGGATGCTGGACCCGGCGCCGCTGCCCCCGATGGCCAACCCGGTACTGCGGGCGCTGTACCTGCAGTGGATGCCGAGGCCGTACCACGTGCATTGAAGGGTACGCCAGCCGCGCGCAAGGTTGAACCGTCCGATCAGGACCGTTCGCACGCCGAATGGGCCGCCAACTACGACCGCGTGTCAATCACGGACGACCTGTCTACGGTCTCGACGCTCGACCTCGAGCGCGCCGACGCATACGCGCAGCGAAGAAAGACCAGCGAACAGCGTAAGGGCTGGGACGGCGGCGCCGTCCACCAAAACTTCGTGCGCGCGCTCCAGTCGGAGCAGGACCGCATCAAGGCCGAAGTGGCGAAGCGCCGCCACGCTGCCGAGCGCGCCACCTCGCCGGCTCCGGAGCCATCGCCGGCCGACAACCTCGCCGGCCACCAGATCGACAAGGAATGGACCGCCTTCGCCCCCGATTCCGGCACCCTGGACATCCCGCGCGCCGCCATGCCACAGGTAAAGGCAGAGCACCGCGGGGCACTGGTCAACTTCCTGAACGCGCGCGACATCTCCCATCAGGAACAGGAAGTGCTGCCCAGCACCCTGAAGCCGACCCAGCGCGAATTCTCCAACGCCAAGGTGCAGCAGGCCAAGGACTACCAGGGCGGCGACCGCGCCATCCTGGTATCGAGCGACAACCACGTACTCGACGGCCACCACCAGTGGCTGGCAAAGCTCGACAATGACGAGCCGGTGCGCGTGATCCGCCTCGACGCGCCGATCCGCGAATTGCTGGACGTGGTGCCGCAATTCCCGAGCGCGGAAGTGGCGGAAGGGGCGAAGGCGCCCGCCGAACCCCTACAAGCCACTGCCGCGGACCGTGGGAGGGGGAACGACGAGCAAGCGCAAGTGTCGCAGACGGCGTCGACCGCCGTCAAGCTCTCGCTCGGCAAGCTGCCCAACAGCGCCGAACCGATTACGGTACGCGATGGCGTCATCCACATCGGCGACTATCCGGCCCAGGACTTCGACAGCGGCGCCGATGTAACCGTGCCGCAGGACGCGACGCCGCAGCAGATCAAGGACGCCCTGGCGATAGCCGGCGCGATCGGGCGCGGCAACAAGATCTTCGGGATGCCGAAGGACGAGGTCAAGCCGTTGCGCGCGCCTGTAGCGGAAACGACGCCGCAAGCGGCACCGGCCGCGCCAGCGGAAGCGCCCGCACCAGCCGTCGACGCGCTCGACGTCGAGCTGCAGGACGCGCTCGGCCACCTGGGCGATGTGCTGGGCGACGTGTTCGGCGCCAAGCTGAACGCCACCGGCCAGCAGCACGGCGCGGGCGATTTGCTGCCGGCGCTGTCGAAGGTGATCGAGTTGCTGGTCCGTAAAGGGTTCCGCACGTTCGCTGCCGCGGTCGGCGCCTCGGCCAAGGCCATGCGCGGCAATGCTGCCGTCGCGCAGCACCTCGACAAGGTGAGCGCGCGCCAGTGGAAGGCGGCCTACAACGCGATCGCCGAGTTCCACGACGGCACCGACAGCGAGGAAGCGGTGGCGGCGATGGGTGCTGATGCCGTGTTGCGCTTGGTCGCGATGCCGGCAGTGCCACCTGCGGACACCACGACGCAGGCGCCCGCGACGGTCATCCTGAAAACGGCCGACACCGGCGACATGCTCAACGCGGAAGATGGCACCCTCTACCGCATCGAGGGCATCGACATCGGCCAGAACAAGATCCGCACCACCAGCAACCCCGACATGCTCTCCGAGCGTGTCGTCCTGATGGACCAGGATCGCTACAACGGGCTCGTTGAGGAAGACGCGGCCGTGCGCGAGGCGGCGGTGCAGGCAGCGCAGAAGTCGCGCGCTACGCCCCGTATGGTGGCGGCCGAGCTGGTGACGCCGGAGCCGCCGGCCACGGACGACCGCGCGAACGCCGAGTTGCTGGCGAAGATCGCCGCCAACGGCGGCAACCCAGTCAACATCGACGGCGAGTTCATGCCTGGCGTGTACGGCACCGCTGAGCAGCCGCTGAAATTTGTCTCGGGCATGAGTGCGCCCGGCGACTACACCAAACTGTTCAGCAATGGCAAGAACGTCGGCATTTCGATGCTGGAACTGTCGAAGGTCTCGATCCCACGCATTGCCGAGCAGCTGGCGGCCGCGCGCGGCGCCTACCTGTTCGTGGACTCGGGCGCGTTCTCGATCTTCATGCGCAACATCCGCGAGCAGGGCGCAGCCGAGCGCGAACAGCGCGAAGTGGCCGAGGCCGCGAAACTGGACCACGATGCCCTGATACAGCGCTACGAGGACCTGTCGCGCGCGATCAGCCAGGCCAGCGGCGGCGACGCGAACGGGCGCGCCTTCTTCGTGATGCCCGACATCGTCGGGGATCAGGCCGGGTCCCTCGACCTGGTGGCGAAATACGCCGACGCGATCAATGGCTACGGCCTGCAGGCGATTATCCCGCTCCAGGGAGGGGAGTTGTCGCTGACCGAAGCCTACGAGCAGATGATGACCCACTTGGGCCTCGACCCGGCCAACGACATTTCCCCGATCCTGGGCATCCCGTCGCAGGCTGAAGCGGTATCGAATGACGAGTTCACCGCCCTGCTGCGTAAATACGGCGACAACATCGGTGCCGTGCATATCCTGGGTGCCGTGTCGGATGCGCGCCTGCAGCCGCGCCTGGACGCGATCATTGCCGCCGACTACGACGGCAACGTGTCGGCAGACGCCAACCGCCTGCGCGCGCTGATCTCGGCCAACCGCCCGCGCCCGGCGGCGATGAAGCATATTATCCAGTCCGACATGGCCGATGGCTCGCCGACGCCGCGCGTCGTGCGCGACGACCAGCGGCCGGACCCGGTCGAGAAAATCAGCCCGCTGGAAGCGCGCGCTCGAGCAGCGGAGACCGTCGAGGTGGCCGAGAAACCTGCAACGGCAAGCGCGCGCGCCGAGGTGATTGCTGACGGCCCGACCGAGGCGCGGCAGCAGGAGGCGGCGCTGAAGGTGCTCGCGTCGTCTTACTTCGAGGTCAAGGACCGCACCTATAAAGCCGAGCCGACGCGGGGCGGCGCTGCGATATGGGCCAGCGAGGTTTTCGCCGAGGGCGAGCAACCACCGGCGGGGCGGTTTGGCAAGGCTCTATTCACCTTTGTCGAGCGAAACGACCAGATGTGGGCGGTGGACCCGGTTGGCGATGGCAAGGTGCGTCTGACGCAGGTAACGCTGGTGGAGCAGCCGCCAGCACGCACGGCCGACAGCGGTGCAAAAGCGGTGGACCAACCCGCCCCGGAGCCGGAACTGACGACCCAGGAGCTGAACCGGCTATCGATCAAGGATATGACCAATGCGCAGCTGCTGCGTGCGCACAAGGAATTGCCGAAGCGGGCGGAGCCAGTCGCAAAGGAAATGAAGCGGCGCGGGCTGACGGGCGAAGTGGACACGCTAACAGATATGCCCGGCCCGCGCGTGGTCGTCAACGCCTTGTCGCGCGCGCGTCTGCTGGTCGAAGACGCGGGCCTTGCAGTCATGTACGAGAAGGAAGGCCGCATCAAGGTCAAGCTGCCGGACTACGAGTACAGCAACGTCATCATCACCCGCGAGGGCGACAAGTGGCGCGCCGAAGGGCGCAGCCTCGGGCAAACCGGGCTGGTGTCGCTGGAAGAAGCGATCACCTGGGCCAAGGACAAGATGAGCGCCATGGCGGCCGAGGATGCCGCGCCGAAGACTCGTCCTGCAGCGCCGAAGCCCGCAGCGCGCCCAGCCAAGGCCGGTGCCGACCCGGTGCTGCGCGGCGATTGGGGAGTCGACTACATCGACGGCTACACGGCAATCCCAGGCGGCAAGAACGAACAAACCGACTACGGCCTGCGCGGGGGTGTGAAGGATGCATTCCTGAAGGACGCCAGCGCGTACCTGAAAGCCGTAGCGAAGGTGTTGGAGGCGGAGGGCTTTGCCCCGCACGCTGACCGCAAAGGCAAGCCGGGTAAAGTCGTTACCGTCAACGAAGGCGGCCCGGCGGTTGCGGGCGATGCCATGCTCACCATGTTCCACCCCGACTTGAAGCGCGGTATCTATATCACAGTCGGCGGCCATGCAGTTGGCTTCACCGCGTCGAGCAAATCCGGCGTCACCGTGATGATGCGCGTGACGAAGGAAGGCGACCGCTACGGCGGCGGCGAAAACCTCTGGATGCCGGCAGGCTTGCCAGCGTCGAAATTAGCTGAGCGCGCGCGTGCTGCGGTTGCGCAAGCCGCTGGCGTGAAGGCTGAAAATAGTGCAGCATCGCGTGACAACGCACAAGAACCGACGAAAGCGACCGACGATGGACAGAGCCAGCAAGGAATGGCGCAAGCAGATCCTGCAGGAGTACCTGCGGCTGCGCCACAGCGACGAGACGATCCACAACAAGGAAATGCACAAGCACATCCTGGCGACCTGGGAGCGGGACAGTCCGCGCCTTTGGGCAGACCTGCAGCGTCTGGAGCTGGCGAACCAGCTGGCGTTCGTACTCCAGCAGCGCATGTGGAACCGGCAGCAGGACCTGATGCAGGGCGGAATGCCGGTGACGGACGCGCGCGAGACGGCGGAGCGCGAAATCCTGATGCTGGAACCGGAGGCAACGGCGCTGTACGCGGTGCCGCCCCCACTGTAAAGGCGCCAGCCACCGTCAGCCCGGCCAATACCGGCCCCGGCGACTTCCATATTGCCGACCCGTTGCGCATTGTCGGTGGCGGCCAGGTGGCCCGCTTCGACAAGAACCGCGCCGCGCTCGAGTTGCGCAATCAGTTGCTCGACGCCGGCCGCGCGCCGACCCGCGAAGAACAGGAAATCATCGCTGGCTACACCGGTTGGGGTTCGTTCGGGCAGGACCTGTTCCAGGGTTCGTGGCAGCGCCCGGCCCCGAAAGCGGGCTGGGAGGCGCGCGACACCTGGCTGCGCGATAACCTCGGACAAGCCGAGTGGGAGGGCATGCAGCGCTCCATCATCAACGCCCACTACACCGACCCGCCGACCGTGCTGGCCATGTGGGACATGGTGCGCCGCATGGGCTTTACGGGTGGGCGCGTGCTCGAGCCGTCGATCGGCATCGGTAACTTCTACGGCATGATGCCGTTGGAACTGGCCAGCCGCAGCCAGCGCGCCGGCATCGAGCTGGACCCGGTAACGGGCAGCATGGCGCAGCTGCTGTACCCGAACGCGAACATCCAGATCAAGGGCTATGAACACTCCAAGACCCCGGACAACTTTTATGACCTGGTGATTGGCAACTGGCCATTTGCGAACATTTCGCCGGCGGACCGCCGTTACAACCGCCTGTCGCCGTCGCTGCACGATTATTTCTACCTGAAGGCGCTGGACCAGACCCGCCCCGGCGGCCTGGTGGTGGGCATCACCAGCGCGTTCACGATGGACAAGAAAGACCTCGCCGTGCGCGCCGAAATCGCGCGCAAGGGCGAGCTGGTGGCGGCCTTCCGCCTGCCATCCGGCGCCTTCAAGGAATACGCCGGCACCGAAGTCGTGACCGACATCATCATCCTGCGCAAGCGCGCCGAACCAGCGGGCATCGTGGCGGACGACGGCTGGATCACGACGCAGCCGCATGCCACGCAGGAGGGCACCGAGGTCAATGTCAACGAGTACTATCACGCCAACCCGAGTCACGTGATCGGCACGATCGACTTCGGCAAGGGCACCTCCATGTACAGCAGCGGCAGCATGGTCGTGCATCGCCCCGACAACATGCTGGAACACCTGCGCCGCATCGTTGACCTGGTGCCTGAGGGCGCCTACCAGGCTGACACGCGCGGCAAGCAGGTCAGCTATGTGGCCAACCATACGGGCGAGCGCAGCGGCGCGCTGACGAAGACGGCCGATGGCCTTTTCATCGTGCGCGGCGAACACCTGGCCCCGGCAGGCGAGGTGGCGAAATATGCCGTCAAGGACCCGAAAACCACGGCCAAGCGCGAGGCGCAGCTGGAAGCCCTGATCGACATGCGCCGCCTGTACGGCGCGCTGATCGAAGCCGAGCGCAAAGGCGACGCCGACACCGAGCGCGCGGCCCTGCGCGGCGCCTACGAGGCGTACCGCAAGGAACACAAGGGATACTCGGACAGCTTCGGCCTGGATTACCTGCGCAAGATTGACGACCCGTTCTACCCGGCGCTGGCCGCGCTGGAAATGACGGTGGACAATGGCGACGGCACGCGCAGCGAGCGCCCGGCGGCGATCCTGAACGAAAGCACGATCCGAGGCGCGCGCAAGATGGCGAATCCGACCGTGGCGGACGCCTTTGTGCTCGCCCGTAACGACTCGGTAAATCCCTCCCCCGCGCAGATCGCGGAGATGGCCGGGGTGGACGAGGCCACCGTGCGGCGCGAGCTGATCGACGCCGGCGCGGCCTTCGAGACGCCGGCCGGCGATTTCATCCCGTCCGATATGTACCTGGCGGGGAACGTGCGCGAGAAGCTGCGCCAGGCACGCGCCGGCCTGGAAGAAGGCAACGAGGCGATGCAGCGCAACATCGACGCCCTGATGAACGTCATCCCCGCCGATGTTCCGTACTACAAGATCGAAACGCAGATGGGTGCCACCTGGGTGCCGCCGCAGGTGTACGCCGACTTCGTGGCGCACATGCTCGGCCTGCCCGATACCAAGGACATCGAGGCCGGGTTCCAGGCCGGATCGTGGAAGATCAGCTTTCCGTCCGCATTCAACCACCGCGTCGAAGCTTCCAGCGGCTTCGGCATCGGGCACGTGCCGTTCAAGCGCCTGGTGCGCGCGGCAATTGCCAACCAGACCATCAATGTCAAGCACAAGGACCCGGACACCGGCAGCGAATACATCGACGATAAGGCGACCAAGGAGACGAACGACAAGATCGCGGACATGCGCCTGAAGTTCGGCGAATGGCTGTGGGCCGAGCCGGTGCGCCGGGTGGAGTTGGAACGTGAATATAACGAGGTGCGCAATTCCTTCGCTGACGCGCGCTACGACGGCTCGTTCCTGTCTTTCCAAGGCATGGCCTTGAGCCTCGGACGCGGCCCGTTCAATCTGCGCCAACACCAGGTTAATGCGATCTGGCGCGCGCTGGTGACGAAAAAAAGCCTGAACGCGCACGAAGTCGGCACCGGCAAAACCTTCACCATGGGCGGCATCGCGGTCGAATCGCGCCGTTATGGTATTGCCAAGAAGCCGCTGATGTTTGCGCACAACGCCAACAGCAAGTCTGTGGCCGCCGAGATCCAGATGATGTACCCGGCTGCCAAGATCCTGTATGTCGACAACCTGTCGAAGGAGAACATCAAGGTCCGGATGGCGCAGATCGCCAACGACGATTGGGACCTGATCGTGGTGCCGCACTCGCTGATCGACCGTATCGGCTTCAAGGAAGACACCTTGATGGCGATGGCCCAGGACGACATCAACGACCTGGAGATTGCGGCGCAGGACGCGGCGGCGGAGGACAACGTCGCGATCGAACCGAACATGTGGGAGGACGAGGAAGAACTGAAAAAGCTGCGCTCGCCGACCGCCAAGCAGCTGGTCAAGCAGCGCATGCGCATTCTTGAGACGATCCGCAAGCTGTCGCAGCAGGCGAGCCGCGAGGATTCGGTGGCCTTCGAGGACATGGGCATCGACATGATCCTGGTGGACGAGGCGCACGAATTCAAGAAGCCCCCGATCGCCACCAAAATGAAGATGAAGGGCCTGCAGACGCAGGTGTCTAACCGGTCGATCGCCATGTCGTTCATCACCAAGTATGTGCGCGGCATGAACAACGGCGGCAACGTCCACCTGTTCACCGGCACGCCCATCACGAACACCATGACCGAGGTGTTCCACATGATGCGCTACATGATGAACGAGGAAATGAAGGCTTCGGGACTGGCCGATTGGGACGGCTGGTTCGGCTCCTTCGCGCGCGAAGTGAACGACGTGGAACTGTCGTCCACTGGCGAGTATGAGGCCGTGACGCGCCTGCAGGCTTTTATTAACGTGCCGGAACTGCGGCGCATGATCGGCCAGTACATGGACGTGGTGTTCTCCGACGATATGCCGGAAATGCGCCCGCGCTCTGTGAATGGCAAGACCATGGCCGACAAGACCTTGACGGCCGACGAGCGGGCCGAACTGTTGGAGGGGCGCACCGAGAACGCCCAGGACCGCCCCTACAAGAAGGTGGTTAACCAGTCTGCCGATATGTCGCCCGAGCAGATGGCGGTGTTCCAGCGCGTTCAGGCACTGGCACGCACCTGGCGCGGCATGAGCAAGAAGGCGCGCAAGGAGGCGATGAGCAACGGCGCGCCGGAAGTCCCGATCATCCACGACGGTTGGGCGGAAAAGGCCTCGTTCGATGTGCGCTTGGTGAACGCGATCGATAACGCCGGCAAGGAAGGTACACCGGAAATGGAGCCGCACCCGGGCTCCAAGCCGGCGCGCGTGGTGAAGAACCTGATCGATATCTACCGCGGCTCGCCAGTGGCCAACCAGGTCGTGTTCCTGGAACAGGGCATGCACAAGAGCGTGACCCGATCGGAAGGCCCGAAGGGCATGAAGCGGCCAGTGAACTACCCGGCCTTCTCGACCATGCACGACATGGTGGCGCGCCTGGTCGACGCGGGCATCCCGCGCGAACAGATCGCGATGGTGACGGGCTCGACCAGCAAGGATGCGCGCAAGGCTATCGCGGACGCGATGAACAGCGGAAAAATCCGCATCGTGTTCGGCTCGACCGACTCGCTCGGCGTGGGCGTGAACATGCAACGCAACCTGCGCGCCATGCACCACATGGACGCGCCATGGATGCCGGGCGAGCTGGAGCAGCGGAATGGCCGCGGCCACCGCCAGGGCAACCAGTGGAACACGGTCATGGAGTACCGCTACCTGACCGACCGCCTCGACGGGCGCCGCTGGCAGGTGCTGTCGATCAAGCAGCGCTTCATCACCGAGTTCATGAAGTCGAAGGGTGACGTGCGCGTGATCGAGGGCGACGCCGCCGCCGACGAGCAAAGCGACCTGGTGTCGACGTTCGCGGACGCGGCAGGCGACCCGCGCGTGCTGGTGCGCGAAAAGCTGAAAAAGAGGCTGGAACAGTTGAACAGCCGCGAACGGATGCACAGCCAGGCGCAGGCCGACGCCGCCGGCATGATCCGGCGCCTCAAGCAAAAGATCGAGCGCGAACGCGCCCGCCTGCCCGAGCTGCAGGCCGCAGCGCAGGCGGCAGGCGCCTTGCTCGACACCCAGCGCGGCGAAACCTTCCGCATGACGCTCGATGGCCAGGCCTTCGACAAGCGCAGCGAGGCCGGCGACTTCGTGGCCGACAAGTTGGCGACCATGTTGCGCGCTGGCGACGACATCGAAATCGGGCAATATGGGGGCGTGCCGCTGTACGCGCGCTGGCTGAAGTTCGCCAATCGGCCCGACCTGTACATGGACGTGGCCGGCGAAACCGTGGAGAGCAATGGGCCTAGCCTGCAAAGCCTGGAGTCGCAACTGCGCTGGCTGCGCGACGAGCGCGCGCGCACCATGGCCCGCGAGGTTGAAGAAGACGAGCGCGCGGTCGGCCACAACGAAACCGTGCTGCGCGAGCCGTTCCACCTCGGCGACAAGCTGGCGGCGGCGAAGAAGCAACTCGATGACCTGGAACGCGACATCGAAATGAACCCGGTCGCGCCGCCATACTGGCTGCGTACCGGCGCGCCAGCGGACACCACAGTGTTCTGGCAGGGCAAGGAATTCGTTGTGACCGGCCACCGCTTTAGCAAGGACGGCTGGTTCGTGCTGGCGGCCGACGCGCGCGGCGAGGTGGCCATCCCCTACCTGCAGGCAGAGGATGCACAGGGTATCCCAGTGTACGAGGAACGCGAATTCGAGGCGCCCCAGGTGCAGGCGGCGGGTGCGGCACCTGCACCTGCCGCCCCGGCGCAACCGGACGGCCAGGACGGCGACGGCGCCGTGATGGGCAACCTGCGCGCCGTGACCTCGCTCAACAGCGACCACGTCATGCTAGGCGGGCAGGCTGTTAACATTGGCCGCATGACTCCCAATACGACAGCATTCAGGAACTGGTTCGGCGACAGCAAGGTGGTCGATAAGGACGGCAAGCCGCTGGTCGTGTACCACGGCACGCAGACCGACTTTACTGTTTTCAGGCCGGGTGCCACGCCGTCGAACGACGGGATCTTTTTCACGAAAGACCCGGACATTGCCAGTGCCGTGTATGCCAATGGCGGCGCTGGCATCCAGCTTGACAACGTGCGCAAGGCGCTCGACGCCATGGGCTTCGCCGGCAACGAGTCCGACGAAGACCAGTTCGAGCAGGCGCACCAACTTGCGAGGGCCATCCGCAAGCGGAACCGCTATTTCGAGGGCGACCCCGAATACGACGCGGGTTCGATCACCGACCAGATCGTGCAATACCTGGAAAACACGGTGCTCGATGGGCGCGAGGATATCGCGCGTGCAGTAGCCGAACACCTGGATGTCAGTGTCGGGGCCGTAGCGGAAGGCGCCAACGTGCGCCCTGTCTTCCTCTCGCTGCAGAACCCGCTGCTGGTCGACGGCAGCGGCAAGTCGTTCGATGACGACGAGCAGGAAGGGTGGATCGCGCAGGCGAAGGAGGGCGGCTACGATGGCATCATCATTCGCAACTATGAAGATGGCGGCTTCGGCGGCATCGAGAACTACAGGCCGGCGAGCCGCCATACGGTGTACATCGCCTTCTCCCCCGAGCAGGTGAAAAGCGCGATCGGCAACAACGGTGCCTTCGACCCCGCCAACCCGGACATCCTGGGCGCCCAGCGCACCACGCCGGCCACCGTATTCGACCAGGCCCTGCACGACGCTATCAACACCGGCACCACCGCGCAAGACCTGCTCGAGCGCATTGCGACGGAATCGACCAGCCCCGACCACCGCGCCCTGGCCCGCCAACTGCTGGCAAATGGCGTGAACCCGAGCGTGGGCACCGGCAGCGCTGACGGCCAGACCTTCAACACCGGCCGCGACACCCGCGACTACGCCGCCAGCTACGACCCGAAGGCGCACCACGTAGCCCTGTATGAAGCCAACGGCGCCGAGCGCAACCTGTTGCACGAATTCACCCACGCCGCGACCGCCAAAGCCCTGCGCGTCGGTGGCCGCGCCGCCATGCAGATGAAAGCCCTGTACGCCGCCGCCAAACGCAGCAGCAAGCTGGCTGGCATGTACGGCATGGCCAATGTAGACGAGTTCGTGGCGGAGGCGCACAGCAACCCCGCGTTCCAGCAGGCCCTGCGCCAGACCCAGACCGGCCCGCGCAACCTGTGGGAGCGCTTCGTCGACATCGTGCGCGCCATCATCGGTCTGCCGCCAGGCCAGCGTGATATGCTGACCACGGTATTGCAGGTGGGGAGCGATCTCATGACGGAAAACAGCGAACAAGCAGACGAAGACGGTGCGGAAACGGGCGGCGCGCTAGGGTCGGCACGCGCTCGCCCATGGGAGCGCGCCGCCCAGCTCGATTGGGAGCGCGGCACAGAAAACACGATGGCCGCCGCACTACCTGATGGGTCGACCCTCTACCTTCTCGCGGACGATGAAGGCGTTACCCTCAATCACTTCGATGAGAGCGGAGACGAACTGCGCACTGAACAGTCCTACGCAAGTATTGACGAGGCAAAGGCGGCGGCGCAGAAGGAATACGATCGTCTCTTCGCAACTGGAGGCATGGGCAACCTCGCGCAGACCGTCACCAAGGTATTCCGCGACTGGTTCGGCGATTCCAAGGTGGTGAACGCACGCGGTGAGCCGCTGGTGGTGTATCACGGCACGCCGGAAGACTTCACGGACTTCGACGTCGGTAGCGGACCAGCATGGTTTTCCGAGGAGGAGGGCTATGCGCAGGAATACGCCGCCAACGGTGCGGAGTGGGACGACGAGGCCGAAGGCGGGCGGACGGTCCCGGCCTACGTCGCAATCGAGCGCCCGCTGATGATTGCCGAAGACCTGGAGGATTCGCCTGACGCGATCGCAGGCACGTTGGCGGCGCTGGGCCTGCCTGCCGAGGACTACATGGGCTATGACTTCGCCTGGAGAGTGCTGGACCAGCCCAAGGTGATCGAGGCCATTAAAGCCGCCGGGCACGACGGCATTCGCGCGGTCGAGCGGGGTGTTAGCGTATGGGCGGCATTCCGCCCGGGGCAGATCAAATCCGCCACCGCCAACAGCGGCGCCTTCGACCCCGCCAACCCCAGCATTATGGGCAACATTGCCGCCAATGACCCGATAGCCGCCGCGAACAACTCGCCGCTGACCCAGGCCGCGCGGCGCCGCTTCGACCAGGTGATGGCCGAGGCCGAAAACTGGCTGCAAAGTAACGGCAAGACCGCCAGCCTGCTGGACCTTGAGCCGCGCTGGGCAATGGACAGCCTGGACATGCTGATGGGCTTCGGCAGCGGCAACCTGAGCGAGAAGGCAAAGGAGCAGGGCCGCGCGATCTGGACGCGGGCCGACGCCGCCTACAAGCAATTGGCGCGCCGCGGCGGCGAGTTGGAAGGCGGGGATGCGGCCATCATGGGCAACGTCCGCGAAAGCCTGGACGCCGCCCTGGCCAGCACGGCTGACCGCATCAAGGCGGTCGAACTCCCCGCCGGATATCTGGTAGGCGACCTGCTCGACCGCACCGGCAAGGTCGGCTGGTGGCACAAGACGATCGGCACGATGGACAACCTGGCGCGCCGTCATCCGGCCTTCGGCACCGTCTACCGCGCCGTGCAGCAATTCCTCGGAGACGTGTCGCGCTACGCGATGAGCGCGGCCGAGCAAGCGCCGCGCCTGCTGCCGCAGCTGGAGAACCTGCGCGACGTGGTGGGCAGCAACCGCAAGCAGGCGGTATCGGCCGCCGACACCAAGGCGATCGCCGCGCCGATCTTCGAGGGTACGCTAGTCTGGACGCGCGATGACAGGGGCCGCCCAGTGAAGGTGGACGACCTGGCCGAGGCCGCCAAGGCGCTGAGCACCGAAGACAAGGCGCAGGTGCTGGTGGCGCAGCGCGTGATCGACGCCTCCACCCGCGAGGCCTGGCGCAAGCTGCCTGCCGATAGCTACGCCGCCGCGGTCGAGACCCGCTACGCGGCGACGCAGCTGCAGGGCGGGATCGTCTGGACTGATGGCGAATTGCGCAGCATGTTCAACCTGGACGACGCGCAGATCAGCCTGTACCGCGAGTTCCGCGCCGCCGTCGACAAGAGCATCACCAACCTGACCATTTCGGAAATGGTGAAGATGGGCGGCAAGCCGGCCAAGGGCCTGATGGGGCGCGCCGTGGAAGCGCCGAACCTGTCTAGCGCGGCGCGGCTGCTGCGCGACCACTATATCGCACTGGCCCAAATGCACCCGGAGCTGGCCGCCGGCTACACGGCTACCGCGCAGCAGATCATGAACCTGGCCGACAAGGGCCACAACCTGATGAACCGCGGCTATGCGCCATTGACCCGCTTCGGCCGCTACACGGTCTACATGACCGAGGAAGGGCAGGAGCCGGCGTTCCTGATGTTCGAGGACGCCGCCGACGCGGCGAAGAAGGCGCGCGAGCTGCGCGAGCAGTTCCCGGACGCGTTCGTGCGCCAGGGCACGATGTCGGAGGAAGAATACAAGCTGTTCGCCGGCGTCTCGCCCGAGACGATTGAACTGTTTGGCTCGATGCTGGGCCTGGGCGGCGAAGCCAATGCGCAGGACGCGGCCTACCAGGAGTTCCTGCGCCTGACCAAGGCCAACCGCAGCGCGCTGAAACGCCTGATCCACCGCAAGGGTGTCGCCGGCTATTCGGAGGATGCCGGCCGCGTGCTGGCGAGCTTCTTGTACAGCAACGCGCGCCTGACGTCGGCCAACGTCCATTCGGGCGAGATCGATGAAGCCGTGACCGCCATCCCGAAGGAGCAGGGCCAGTTGAAGGACGAGGCGATGGCGCTGCGCCAGCATATCCGCGACCCGCAGGGCGGCGGCACCGTCCTGTCGGGGATGATGTTCGCGCAGTTCCTGGGCGGCTCGGTGGCCTCGGCCATGGTCAACCTGACCCAGCCGGTGACGATGACGCTGCCCTACCTGAGCCAATACGGCGGCCTGACGAAAGCCGGCAAGCGCCTCAAGGCGGCGATGCTCGAGGCGGCAAAAAAGGAAGTCAATGACGCCGACCTGGCGCAGGCCTTGAAGGAAGGCGAAGCCGTCATCGCGCCGCAAGAAGTCCACTTCATGCAGGCGCAGGCGGCCGGTAAATCGACCCTGCAGGCCGGCGACGGCACCAGGATGGGCGACGCCCGCGCCAAGGCGCACAACGCGCTGGCGGCGGTGCGCCTTGGCTGGGGCAAGTTCTTCGCCATGGCCGAGCTGTCGAACCGCAAGATCACGTTTATTGCCGCCTGGCGCACGGCGCGCGAGGAAGGCTTGCCGAACGCGACGGCCTTTGCGATCGAGGCGGTGAACCGCACGCAGATGGTCTACAACCAGGGCAACCGCCCACGCTGGGCGAGAAACCCGGTAGGCGGCCTGCTGCTGACCTTCAAGCAGTACTCGGTCGGCTACCTGGAACTGCTGTCGCAGATGGCCTTCGCCGGCAAGCCGGGCTCCCCCGAGCGCAAGGCGGGCCAGCGCGCCGCGCTGTACATGCTGGCCGTGCTGTTTATGATGGGCGGCGCCGATGGCCTGCCCTTTGAGCAGGACCTGGAAGACGCGATAGACGGCCTGCTGCAGCGCATGGGCTACAACTTCTCGAGCAAGCGCGCCAAGCAAGCCTTCCTGGCCGAGCAATTGGGCGAAGGCGGCGCCGACTTCGTGCTGAAGGGGGTATCGAGCCTGCCGGGCATGCCGGTCGACGTGGCCGGCCGCTTCGGCATGGGCAACCTGATTCCCGGCACCGGCCTGTTGACCAAGAAGGAGAGCTACACGCGCGACCTGGGCGAACTGGCGGGTCCGGCCGGCGACCTGGCCAGACGCGCCTTCACCGGCGCCGGCAAGGCGCTGGGCGGTGATGTGCTGGGGGCGGCGCTGGACCTGTCGCCAGTAGCGGTGCGCAACCTGGCGCAGGGCGCGGACATGCTCGCCACCGGCACCTACCGCGACGCGCGCGGCTACCGGGTCAACGACACCACGCCGGTGGAGGGCGTGATGAAGGCGATCGGCTTCCAGCCGAACAGCACGGCGAACGTGCAGGAGGCCAAGGGCCAGGCGCTCAACATGCTCGCCCAGGCACGCATGCGATCAGGGGAAATCTCGGAGCATTGGGCACAGGGCCGGGCCAACGGCGACGAGGAGACGGTGAACGAGGCGCGCGCCATGCGTGATGACTGGAACGCCAAGAACCCGGACACCCCGGTCAAGATCAGCATGCCGGGCGTGCTTCGGCGCGCGAAGGCGATGCGCGAGGATGCGCTTGGACGCACCCAGAAAACGGCGGGCAAGGCGTTGAAGGCGGCGGTGCGGCGCGAGCTGGCGGAGGTGCGCGACTGACGCCGCGCGTCAGGAGGGGACCGCGCGCAGGACGGCAAGGCGCGCCGTGAACTGCCGGTGCCCCTTGATTGCATCAGCCCAGGTGCGGTAACGGTACTGCTCGTCACGCCATTCGGTCGAGCCGTCCGGGCGGCGCGCATAGGCCATGGTTTCAAACAGCACCGGCCCGCCGGTGTTGTATGAGCCATGATCGAGGCCGAGGAAAATGGTCGAGACGGTGTAGCGGCCGGCTTTTGACCGGGCGATTGTCAGGGTGGCGCGCTGCGCGCCATGGTTCTTCTCCGTCATCCATCGAGTCTGTTTCCAGAACGGAGCGGCGACCGGAGTGCGGCCCTTGAGGATGTAGTGCAAGCTGCCCCTTCGACGTGGGAAGCCAAGGTGGTCTTCAAGGCGGCGGGCTGATTGTGCGAGCTCGTCGGTGATGGCCATCAGATCGAGTGGCAAGGCGGAGAGGCGTCCGTAATAGATGCGCTTGCGGGTGCGGGAGGAAGTCATGCGAAGTGGTGGCGGTAGCAGGGTACACAGTATCACCACGGCAACCCTGTCCGTCAACCAGCCTGCTGTGCTGCCGAAGCCGCGAGTGCTGTACTCGCGCATGGTGTTGTAGCACTGTAGCAACACCCTTGCTAGTTGTGGTTTGGGCAACCATAATGGCGACCCGTCCATAACTAAAAATCGGAACCTGAAATGAAACGCATCGTATTCCTGGCCACCCTGCTGGCCGCCGCCCCTGCCTTTGCCCAGAACGCCTACGTGACCGGCCAGATTAGCCGCGTCGAGCACAAGGTCGGCATCGAGGACGTGTCGATCAGCGACAACGACACGGGCGCCTCGATCGCCGCCGGCTACCGCGTGACGCCGAACTTCGCCGTCGAAGCGGGCTATATGCACCTCGGTAAATTCTCGCAGACGGAAGAAGGCTACAACATCTACGCCAAGCCAACGTCGTTCTACGGCGCCCTGGTAGGCACCCTAGTGGCCTCGCCGGCGTTCTCGGTCTCGGCCAAGCTGGGTGTGGCCCGCCACAGCACCAAGGTCGGCTACAGCGACCCGTTCGGCGACGCCGACAGCACCAAAGTGAACAAGACCAGCGCCCTGTTCGGCATCGGCGCCGCCTATAACGTCACCCCTACCGTGGCGGTCGTGGCCGAGTACACCCACCTCGGCACGCTGGCCGAAGATAAGGAATTCGGCGAGTCGATCAAGGCCAACGTGCTGTCGGCCGGCGTGCGCATCAGCTTCTAAGCAAGTCTCCTCCAGCCGCGCACCCAGCGCGGCACCCCGAAAAGCCCACTCCCTCGCGGGGGTGGGCTTTTTTCGTTTTGGCGCCGCCGTTGCGCTTCCACGCCCGATTCGCAAGGAAAAGGGGCCGCTACCGACCATCGGCGCGGCCCCTTTCCGGGCCGAAACCAGGCAATTCTCATCTGGAAACTGGAATTGCTGAGCGCTTGAGATTACGCAAACCGCATGGAACGAGGGTCTATATCGTGGGTTTTGATGTATCGAAAGCGGGTTTTGATTAACTGGACTGGAGGGAACGATGGATTTCCAAGCGCCCGCGCAGGAATGCGCGTCGTCAGTGAACCAGCGCGCGATGGTGGCGATCGCGCGCTGTCGCGCAGGGCCGGACCGCCACACGCTGCCGGCACGATTTGCCCGCACTTACCGCGCCGCTGCCGAGCGCGCCGGCAAGGCGCTGGGCGTCGACCCGGATGTGCTGCTGGGCCAGTGGGGCCTTGAAACCCGTTGGGGACAGGCGATCATCCCCGGCACCCACAACCTCGGCAATATCAAGGATTTTTCCGGCCGCGGCGTGGCGGCCGTCGACAGCCAGACTGGCAGCCTGGACAAGTATCGCGCTTTTGCCAGCCCCGCCGAGTTTGCGGACCAGTATGCGGCCCTGATTCAGCGCAGATATCCGGCCGCTGTTGGTGCCGGTGCCCACGCGGGCAAGTTCGGCACGGCCCTGAAGGCAGGCGGCTATGCCGAAGACGCCAACTACGCCGCAAAGCTGCAGGCGAGCTACCGGGTAGTAGCCGGTGAGCGCGCGCCGCTGGAAGCACTGCCGCGTGTCGTTGCGCGCGCGGCCCCTGGTGATGGCTGGGACGCCCTCGGCGCCAGGGAAATCTGA